GATGGGACGACCCGCGCGACATCGCACTGACCATGTACGCGGCCATCGCGACGGCAGCGACACTGCGGGAGGCCCGAGCCGTGGCGGCCGGTATCTGGCGGTCACGACACACCGAGTAGACTGGTACTCGACCGACGGGCCGTGGCCGGGGCTCCCGCTGTAGAGCACTGCCGAGGAGGCGAACCGGGCCGCCGCGCCCGGCCCGTCGGTTCCCCATTCTGCGCAGAATGGGCGTTCAGTACGGTCGAGCTGTACAATGGGGATACGAACCCGACCACAAGGGCCGGGAGCAACGGAGGTACCAGAATGGGTACGACCTTCACCGCAACATCCAAGGCCGCCGAGGCCCCCAACGTCGAAGAGGGCATGTACGACGCCCGCTTCACTGGCACGTCCACGAAGCGCGTCAAGGGCGGGCTCTACACGAAGGACACCGAGAACGGTGACCTGAAGTTGGAGTGGGCCTTCACGCTCCTCGACGACGAGGGCGCCGAACTCTACGACGACGGCGACACCATCCAGCTCACGAAGCTCACGGGCACGGGCTTCAACATCGCGAGCAAGACCGTCCCGCAGGAGGTCCGCGTCCTGAAGGCCCTCCTCACCCCAGCCGAGTACGCGGCCTTCGAGGCTGGCGAGGGCGTGGACGAGGAGGGCATGAAGGGCCGCATCGTGCAGGTCGAGGTCTTCGTCAAGGAGAACGGCTGGCCCGGCATCGGGAACGTCATCCCGGCCCGCAAGGCCCGCAAGGCCGCAGCGTCCGCAGCCAAGTAGCACACTGACCCCGGGGGGGCGCCGCCACGCCCCCCGATCACATGTTGGGAACGCACTGCAGACGGGGCCATGACCTGTCCGTGGTCGGCATCAGGCCGAACGGGAAGAACGGGTCGTGCGCCGAGTGCATGCGAGTAGCCGACAGGGACCGCCAGTCGCGGTATCGTTGTACAGCGAAGGGCATCCTGACTCAGGTCAGGCACAAGGCCAAGGAACGAAGGGGCTGACTATGCAGCAGAAGGACGACATCACGCTGCGACGCGCGGCGCTGCTGAAGGCGGCGCGGAGCGCGATCCGTCTCCGGCACTCGCTCGCCGCAGACGCGGAGCTGAACGAGGTCATCCCGCAGTTGGAGCGCGACTTCAACGCGGCCATCCAGCGAGGCATGGTGCCCGAGGTCGCGGTCATGCTCCGCGCGGCGAACGCCCTGCATGACGCATGAGCGCTCTGACCGACGCTCCGCGCCCCCTCGCCATCCTCGACTTCGACATCGAGAACCGGCCCCTCACGTACTGGGTCCCTGACCGTCCGACCGCGCAGATCACGTCGATCGCGTGGATGTGGGTCGGCCAGCACGACTCCCTCGACTGCCGCCTCCTCGCGCCGCCCTGCTACCACAAGGGCCACGAGGAGCACTGCCCGGACTGGCCTGCAGGCATGGTTTCAGAGCGCCAGATGCTCCTCGACTTCGCCGAGGTCATCGGGCGTGCCGACATCGTGACCGGGCACTACATCCTCCGGCACGACCTCCCCATCGTGAACGGGGCCATGTACGACAACGCGCTCCCCCTGCTCGACGACATCAGGGCGAGCGACACGAAGCTCCACATGTTCACGAAGGCGGACCTGCCCGCGTCGCAGGAGCACCTGTTGGAGCTGCTCGGGACGACGTGTCCCATCGGCACGACGTTGGAGAAGTTCCACATGACGCAGGTCAAGTGGCGCGAGGCGAACAAGCTGACCCGGGCGGGAGTCGAACTGACCCGGCGCCGGGTCATGTCTGACGTCCACGCTCACAGCCATATGCGGGAGGACATGCTCGCCCGAGGGTGGCTGAGTGCGCCGACCATCTGGCGCTCCGGCGGGGACGAGGTCATCGAGGGTCGCTTGACGACCGGCGAGCAGAAGTGACCAGCCCGCTCGTGGCGGCGGCGGGCGACTACCTTCAGCGCGGGCTCTCGGTCATCGCGCTGACGGGCAAGACACCGAACGTCACCATCCATCGGCGGGGGCTCCATGAGCCCCTGTCCGGCGCGCCCGAGACGGAGGCCGACTGGGCGCTACTTCGGAACGTCTTCGAGCACTCAGATAGCACGGGCATCGGCATCGTCATCCCGTATCCGTACGTGGTCGTGGACATCGACGGCGAGCAGGGCGCCATCGAATGGGCCGAGCTGCTCGGAGGGTACGGCGTGGGGTGCGACGCTCGCTGGGTCGCCAAGACGGGCCGGGGCCTGCACCTGTGGTACACGTGCTTCACGCCGACGGGGAGCATCAAGCTCGGCTCGAAGCTCGACCTGAAGGGCCAGAACAGCTACGTCGCGGCCCCGCCGAGCCTCCATCCCGACGGGCACACGTACGAATGGCTCGTGCCGCCGGGCGCGGAGGCGCCGATTGAGGCGCCGGAGCCCCTTGCCCGGCGGATTGCGGACCACGAGTTCAACACGCGACGCCGGACCGTGGCCGCAGTCCAGAGGCGACCAGTCCGTGGTCCCCGGTACACCGAGGGTGCTACCGTGTTCTATGCCCAGTTCGGTTTCGACGCGCTCATCAGCGCGGTCAGCGGCGGCGAGCCGGGCAACAGGAACAACCTGCTGCACTGGGCTGCAGCCACCATGACTGAGGAGGGCGCCATCGACGAGGACTTCGAGGAGCTGCGGGCCGCTGCCCTGCAGGCCGGGCTCGAACCTGAAGAGGTCGCCCGGACTATCAGGAGCGCACGTCGTGAGCACTGAGTTCGGACTCGGGGCCGAGGACTTCCAGCAGGCCGAGTGGCTCGCGCGCTACATGGAGCGCGAGTGGCGGTACGACCACACGTCCGAGCGCTGGCACCACTGGAACGGGAACCGCTGGGCTCCCGACCAGACGCGGCAGGTCGAGCACAGGGTCGCGGAACTGGCGGCCGACCACATCCCGAACGCGACGACGGACGGCGAGCGGAAGGCCCTCGTGAAGCTCCTCGGGCTCTCGGCGACGCGGCGCGCGCTCGAAGCGCTCGCCACGTTCCCCGACTACGGCACGAACGGGGACGACTGGGACGCGATCCCGCACCTGCTCGGGACGGAGTCCGGCATCGTGGACCTCCGCACGAACAGCCTCATCGCGAACCCGGACCCGAGCATGCTCGTCACGAAGACGACGGGCTGCAAGCTGAAGCGCGTCGAGTCGCCAGCCGACTTCGACGACGCGGCCCCCATCTTCATGCAGGTCATGCGGGACTGGATGTCGGGCGACGACACCATGGTCGCGTTCCTGCTCCTCTGGTTCGGCGCGAGCCTCTTCGGCTTCACGCCCGAGCAGCGCTTCCTCCTGATGACCGGGATCGGTCGGAACGGGAAGGGCGCGCTGAAGCACTCGGTCATGAAGGCCGTCGGGGAGTACGGCGGCCAGTACGACGCGAACCTCTACATGCGTACCCGGTTCGGGGCGGCGCGGTCCGATCAGGCCCGTGCCGACCTCATCGCCCTGAAGGGCAGGCGGATCACGTTCTTCTCCGAGCCCGAGGGCGGGAAGTTCAACGACGAACTGCTGAAGGCCCACACGGGCGGGGACCGGATCACGGCCCGCGCCCTCCACTCGAACAACGTCCAGAGCTGGGACCCGACCCACAGCATCACGTTCCTCGTGAACAACGCGCCCGAGGTCGAGGACATCGGGCCGTCGATGGCGGCCCGCGTCATGGTGGCCGACTTCCGCGAGCGGTACGACGGCGACAAGGAGGACAAGCGCCTCTACGGGAAGCTCGAACGCGAGGCCGCGGGCGTCCTCGGCATCCTGTGCTGGGCCGCGAGCGCGTGGCACGCCTCGTGGAACACGGGTCAGGGAGGCATCGAGCTGCCTCACCGCGTCGTGGAGCAGTCGAAGGCGTTCATGGAGCGGAACGACCCGGTCGCGAACTGGCTGAACGAGCGCGTCGAGTTCAATCGGGACGGCCATTGTGCCTCGCAGGTCGCGTACGAGAGCTTCCTGAGCTGGTTCGCCCGCGCCGACACGCAGGGAGAGGCCCCGAGCGTGGTCAAGTGGGCCGCAGCCATGGAGAAGAAGGGCTTCCACAAAGAGAAGACGAAGTTCGGCATGCGCTGGAACGGCTTCAGGCTCCTCGGGGCCATGGAACTGGCCGACAAGGGCCTTCTGGACGACGACGAGGAGACTCCTTGACCCGCGAGAGGGCTCCCGAGTGCCCCAACTGCGGGGTCAGGCACCGGACCATCACGTTCGAGCAGTGTCAGGACCGCTCCATGAGCGAGAAGACGCTGCAGGAGCGCGTCGTGGGGCGCGCGAAGCGCCGGAACTGGAAGGTAGCGCACGCCGGGCGCGCTTGGGTCGGCGACAGGGAGAGCGGACAGTTCATCACGCCCATGGCGAGGGGCTGGCCGGACCTCACGCTCGCGAAAGAGGGCCATCGGCTCGTCTTCATCGAGCTGAAGGCCGAGGAGGGCCAGATCGACGACGACCAGTGGCTCTGGCTCCGCCTGCTGAACTCGACGGGCAACTATGCTGTCATCGTGCGGCCGAGCGACCTGCGAGAGGGTCGCGTGACGGCCATCCTGAACGAAGGAGCGCCAATATAGCGGTCAAGTGCCTCATCTGCAACAACGAGGCCCTGCGGGGCTACGTCAATGATGCCCTGAACAAGGGCCTCAGCAACGCCGGGATCGCGGCCAGCATCGACTCGATGGGCGGGAAGCTCGACCCCGACGTGATCGGGCGCCACAAGCGGAACCACTGGACGAAGCCGGTCGATCCCGACGCGCCCAAGCCGACTGGGCGCGACCTTGCGATCATCATGCGCGACAAGGTCGCTGACGCGGTCGAGGACATGGACCCGAAGGCCCTCCTCTACATGGGGAAGGACCTCGCGCCGATGGTGGGCAAGGGCCTGCAGGCCCAGTCGATCTTGGACAAGCGGGACGCCACGAACAAGAAGCTCGGGATCGCGGCCGGGGCTCTCTCCCTGCAGGCGTGGCTCGCCGGGCTCGGCGGCGCGATGCAGCCGCCCGACCTGCTGGACGACGGGAAGACCATCGAGGGCGTCGCCGTCGTTCTTCACACCGAGGGTGAAGAAGGCCCTGACAGTGAAGAATGAGTAGGCCGAAGCGCTTCCAGTACCGGAAGCTCACGTGGGCCATGCAGGACCTGATCCTGCAGAAGTGGTTCGGGCTCGACGATAAGGCCCTGATCGCCGCTCAGGAGTTCCGCGCGTTCGCGCGCTTCGCGTGCGGGATCGACGTCCACGTGGGGCAGCTCGCGTTCGCGGCCATGGTCCTGCTCCGGCACCCGATGAACGAGTGGACCGCGAAGTTCCTCACGCTCCTCCTGACCTCGGGCAACCGGGCCGGGAAGACGTCCCTCCTCGCGCTCATCATCATCTACTCGTGCCTGCGCAAGCTGAACCGCCCGGTCCCGACGACCGAGGAGGAGGCCGAGCGCTGGCTGAAGTTGGAGTACCACTGGTACCACTTCGGGATCAGCCAAGAGGTCGCGGACCTCGTCTTCAACGACATCGTCCGCATCCTCGGCGGGACCCACGAGGGGCAGGGCGACCGTGGCTGCCCGCTCACGAACGACCGACCGGTCGCCACGTGGGACGTCAAGGAGTACGGCGACTACCGCTGGGTCAAGTTCGCCGCTGACGTGGGCGGGGCCGAGGTCCACTTCAGGACGACTGGCGAGAAGGCCCTGTCCTCGCTCGGCAAGGACATGCACGGCCTGAGCTTCGACGAGGCGGGCCTCGAACGGAACCTCGACTTCCTCATCAAGGAGGTCTTCGGCTTCCGGCGCCTCGGCACTGGCGGCCAGCTCATCATGGCGTCCGCACCGGCCGAGTCGCTGGGCCACGCGTTCGCCGACAACTGGGAGAAGGGGAACCCGGAGAAGCGGAGCCGCCTGCCGAGCTGGCAGTCGATGCGGATGAGCACGCGCGACAACGTCGGGTACGGGCTCACGATGGGGATGTTCGAGCGCCTCACGTCCGACATGGACGAGCGGACCATCCGCCAGAACGTGGACGGCGAGTTCCTGCAGGCTTCGGCCGCCTACTTCAACGGCGAGAACGTCGAGAACGTCTTCGTCTCCGGGCTGCCCGAGCGGGTCCCGGTCGTCAAGGGCGGGGTCTACCTGCAGGGCGTGGACCCGGCCAAGTCGCAGGACTCGGCGTGGGCCATCGTCCTGAAGGTCGTCG